AGTGCTGCGTTTGATACACTGTCACTGACTCCCAAACAGGTGGGCAACAAAACCACAATTACACGACTTGCACTTGCACAGACTACTCCTGATATTGAGCAAATTTTGCGGAATGACATGGCGCAGCAGTTAGCGTTAGCCATCGACTCTGCGGCAATCAACGGAACTGGTAGTTCAGCACAACCGCTTGGACTGCTCAATACGACTGGCGTTACTACTGTTGACTTACCTAGTGATACTAATGGCGCACAAATTGGCGCTAGTAACACTGGGTTAGATGTGTTCTATGACCTAGAAAAAACCGTTGATATTGCAAATGCGTTAAACGGAACGCTTTACTATGTGACCAATCCTAAAGTGGTCGGAGCTATCAAAAAAATCAAAATCGGCACCAACTACGGGCAGGCGATTTGGTCGCAAAATATGCTTGATACCACTGGAGCAGTACCGATGGTCGTTAACGGCTATCCTATCGCACGGTCAAACCAGGTACCCTCTACGCTAACCAAGGGCAGCTCGTCGGCAGCGTCTGCGCTCATTTTTGGCAATTTTAGCGACCTCATTATGGCGATGTGGGGTGGATTAGAGGTACTGCCAAACCCATACGGGTCTGGTTACAATGCTGGCAGCATTGAACTCCGTGCAATACAAACAATCGATATTGCCGTGCGTCGTGCTGCATCGTTTGCAAAATGCGTATCAATTCTGACACCATAGGAGGCTATTGTGACATTAACTAATCTAGGAACTAAAATCAGCCGCTTGGCTGACATTACTAATAGCCTTGCACCAATACCACCTGGTGCTGCTGCTGATGTAACTGGTGTAGCTATTGATCTCCTAGACTACGAAGGTGACGTTGTATTTCTAGTATCGGCAACTGCATTAGGTGCTGGCAAATCAATTACTGTTTCTGTCGAGGAGTCCGATGCAAGTGCAAGCGGATTTGCTGCTATCTCATCGGCTGGCGGTGGCGCATTGTCTGTGACTGGCACAGCAAATACTGCGTTATATACAACGCTTCAACGTAACTGCGACAACCTAAAACGGTATGTGCGAGTAGTTACGGCTGTTACTGCTAGTAGTAGTGGTCACGCTGCTGTATATGGGTTTGGTTCCAAAAAGTACGGAGCGTAGTCCATGCCTGCCTTTAGTGGTGATGCTACTGTGTTTCTTGCAGACCTCGGTGATACCGTTGTTCATGGTGCGACGACTGGTCTAGGCATACTAGACCAGCCTGGCATCATAGAGCAGGATGGAGTGGCGGTGGTTAGCACGGATTACAGACTAACCTGTCTAACATCAGAGTTTGGCAGTTTGGTCTACAATGCACAGCTAACTGTTGCTGGAGTATCGTATCGGGTTAGAGATACACGACAGATAGATGACGGGCTGTTCTGTCAAATCATGTTGAGCAAGGTATGAGTATACGTGAGTCAATTCTTCAACGGATTATGACTAATCTGACTAACACGACAGGTGTTAGTACTCGTATCTACCGTTCACGGGTTGAAGCGCTGGCACGTTCTGAGACACCAGCAATTGTTGTTGAGTGGACACAGGACGAGTGCGATATGATGGGCAGCCTGCCATACTTAAATTGGTCGTTGGTTGTACGCATTGCCGTTATCACTCGTGGGGCAGTGCCAGACCAAGTGGCAGACGCAACTGTAACTAACCTGCATTTTAGGTTACTATCTGACATAACACTAAATGGACTGGCGTTTGATATTATACCTATTAACACTGAGTTTGAGGCGATTGATACCGACCAACCAACAGGGATTACACTCTGTTTCTACCGTGTTAGGTATCGTACATCACTAGGAGATATTGCAGTATGAATGGCACTGGTGGAGCGTATCTGATAACAGATACAGAACTAATTGTAAAACCTAATACGGAGGAAACGGACAATGGCATTGCTAACACGGAAGCGGTTGGTTCTAGTAAAAAACGAGCCAGCCGAAACGGGGACAGCGCAGGCGGGGTCGTCAACGACGATAACACTAGCGTCGGTTGAGTCTGCTGTTGATAACTACTACGCAGGACTACCGATTAGCCTAACTGGTGGTACTGGTAGCGGGCAAAGCGCTATCATCGCATCCTATGTTGGTAGCACTAAGGTGGCTACTATACAGGGTACATTTAGCTCTCCTCCAGACAATACAACTACCTACTCAATACCTGGCGGTACATACGGTACTGACAGCTCTCCAGTAGTCGGTACTAATGCGTTGCTAGTTAGTAACCTAGACGTAACACCACTCAATGCGGAGACCGTAGAACGTACTGTTATCCGTCCATATTTAGGTAACTACGAAACGCTCGTAGCAACAAAATCGGTACAGGTTACGCTAACAGTCGAAGCGCAATCAACAGGCGCTGCTGGCATTGCCAACCCACCTGCTGGACTAGATGCATTACTACGTGCCTGCGGGTTCAGTGTGTCTAGTCTATCATCTGCACATACTGGAACAGCACAGGCGGGCACCTCGACGACGATAACACTAGCTGCTGGTGCTAGTGCCGTTGATAATGCGTATCGTGGTATGAGAATCCGATTCACAAACAACAATCCGTCAGGCGTTGAATCGCAGACTGCTATCATCGCATCCTATGTTGGTAGCACTAAAGTGGGTACTATCCACGGCTCGTTTGCAACTACGCCGACTAGCTCCTCTACCTACTCAATCGATGCGCATCACGTCTATTCACCAGTCAGTCAAGGATTTGAGTCTGCTACCGTGTACTGTAATGTAGACGGTATACAACACATAATAAAAGGGTGCCGTGGTAATGTTGTGCTCAACTTTAATGTGGGAGAGATACCAACATTCGAGTTTACGCTAACTGGTCTATATACTGCGCCAACGGATACCGCACTTGGTACACCAACCTATAGTCAAATAGTGCCAGAGGTAGTCAATGGTTCAAATAGCGGCGAGTTCAGGTTCTTTAACTATGTAGCGCCGCTGATGTCGGTATCGCTAGACATGGCATCTGATGTACAATATCGTGAACTAATCGGCTTACCGACGGGTCCGTTTGTACGATACTCCGACCGTAGACCAACTATAGAGTTGTCTATTGAGGCGCCAACTATCGCACAGAAGGACTACTTTAGTGCATGTTTGGATAGTTCCACTTTAGGCAATTTCACGTTCCGTCATGGTACTGTTGCTGGCAAGCGGATTATTTTACAAACATCACGAGTTGACCTAACTGAAGGTCCTACCTATACTGATGACGGTGGGACTACTATGCTAGGACTGAACGGAGCGCTCGTACCTAGCGACACTGGCAATGATGAGTTAACAATCGCGTTTGCATAATATGTTTAAAATTAGACAGACAAACACATTTGTATGGACGGTACGGGTGCTGCTGCCTGTTAGTGGCAGTCGTCATGAAACGCATACTTTTGACCTAGAGTTTCGTCGCCTGTCACAGACTGACCTAACTAAACTGGCGCAGGATGTACAGAACGACGAGCGTACTGCTATACAGATAGTACGTGACATAGTTGTTGGCTGGACGGATGGTAGTATCGTTGACGACGATGGTAATGCCATACCGTTTAGCCAAGGCGCGCTTGAACAACTACTGGATGTGCCAATGGTTGCCGGCGCTATACTAACAGCGTTTCTGGATGCCTATAATGGACAGGCAGCTAAACGAAAAAACTAGAGGGGGCAGCCCGTCGCTGGGCAGCCCCTTCAGCAATTGATGCGTCAGCCGACGATATAGCGGTACTTGCACCAGGTTTAGAGTTACCACAGCCACCCGATGACGACTACGAACTATGGCTGGAGAACGTAGAGACGTGGTTGTTTTTCTGTAGCATACAGACACAGTGGCGTGCATCTAGCACAGGTATAATTGGGTTAGACTATACAGCAGTGTTAGCCGTTGCTGACCTGCACCAGATTGATGATAAGAAACAACTGCTTACTGAGTTACAATGGATTGAGTCAACCGTACTGTCAGTCATGGCGGAGCAGTTAGAACGTGGCAAACACCGTACTAAACCTAAAGGTCAACGCTCAGTTTGACGAACTGACACAGCTCAATGCGGAAGCACAGCGCAGTCGTGATAAGTTAGATGCTATGGCGGCGGCATCAAAAATCCTAGGTAAGTCGGTCGATAATACGGATGCTGCCATTGACGCTCATGTACGGTCATTAAAAACGCTACAACAAAATCTAGACCGTAACAGCAGCGAGTACAAACAAGCACAGCAGGAAATA